CATGAAGTATATTTCCTTGCACGGATTGGGAATTCTCATCTTAATTTGCGTTGATGGGTGGCCATTTGTCTGCTGTGTAAAAGGGTAGTGCTGCACGACTGGGTATGATATATCTGCGAGGCGAATTCTGTTTGCCTCGGGGCGATCTATGTATACATATTCTAGGAGCAAGTGTGCGTCCTGCAGTAGCAGCGAAGAGGGCATTCTTATGCCTGGAATTGGGCTTGCATTTACGGCGGCTTCTGGATTTCCATTGAGGCCAAACACCTGTGCACCACTCGGATCTAAGTAGTAAAAAGGGCTGTTGGAAATTGGCGCTAGTGCTGCATTTGCATTCGCATTTGCTAACCGACTTGTCGTGGTATATAGGTTATTCACTGCGCTGAATCCTATATTTATCTGAACTTTGTCATTCCCTATCGCATCAATGGGAAGTGCGGACGAAGGATCACCTCTGCAAAACCAGAATGGCAAAGGAGTGATGACTTCCTGTACTTTATCAAAACCGTTTGATTTGGCAGTAAATCCATTGTCCCTGCGCCCCAACATACGGTTTAGAACCGTCACCTTTTCAAGAGGTGTGTGGAATTCGTCCATGACTTCCATAAGTCTTCCATCCAAGGTATCAATGGGATTCGCGCCTATAGTCAGCTCCGCGGAGTTTATAAGTGCATGACCAATTGAATTTGTCCAGCCAAAGGTGGGGCCCGCGAAGTGGACCCCATTGGTTGCAGCATATGCCCTCGCTTGTGCCTGTACTGTTGATATATCAGGCATGGTTGTAACAAGAAATGCACGAGTAATTAAGTGGCCTCTCCGAGGAAGTGTGGCCTTGGCTATAGATCCGAATGCCGGTTGATTATCAAAATCCACTCTATACCACTCGGTCGTGAAGCGGCCTGCTCGGACAAAGGCCTTCTGAAAAGAGCTTGGCTGTATTTTATAGGAAAGCCTTTCATCCTGTAGCCCAGTTGTAAGAATTCTTAAGAGACCCGCGGAGGCCATTTATCTCCCCCTGTGTTTTTTATGGGAAATATATCCCGCTGAATTAGAATATGAAGTTATATGTGGCTGTCTTACTTTTTCTAAAGATTTCTATGGTATTGCAGTTCATACTTGTTAGCATAAAGTTCCAAAAAGAAGATAGTGCACAGTATTTAATATCAGACTTTTTGTTTAAGATGTTACTAGGCGGATTCTTATATAGTTATTTTTTCATCATGGGTTCCCCATCCTTTGACGTTTGGGATGAAAGATTCATCGGATTTGGCGGAGTCCTATTGATGTTTGATGCGATATACAATGTTCTACCAAAAGTTTTACTCAAGTTTAACATATACTTTAATCCGTATACATTTTATTTGTCAAGCCGCCCTCAAACCGTAACCACTGAAGAGAAAGAACAAACACCTTAACTTCCCATTCTTGCTCATACACGCCTCCTGGCGGATTAATCTCCAAGTTTAGACGAACACTCTGCAACCTTGATGCATTTACAGTGCCTGAAGGTTGATGATCCCCTGGCTTTGACGAAAAGGAATAACCGTAAATATAATTATCATATGCGGCGATACCTCCCTTATGCTTCAATGCAATGTGTTGCCGAAACCATTGTTCCTCGGCCTTTACGATTTCCACTCCATTGAACTGTATACTTGCACTGTGTAAAAGGGGACGTGGAGGATTGAATAGGGGATCGTATTCTATGCTTGTGACTGCGGAGTAATTCGTCCATTCGTTGTTATTTGCAGTGGCCTTGCGCCTGACAAACCATATGATTTCTTCTAACGGGTGATTCAATTCTAGGGGGAGTTGTACCTGGATTGTGTCAGAAGTGGATTTGTTGACCACGTATTTGAGGGGCTCGGCGAAATGAAAGGTTGCCACGTTGCGCGTCAGAATCTCAAAGGGTTTTCTGAGGATGGCCTGGCGAGTTTCGCCGTCTGTGTGGGCCGCATACGTAATCAACTGGATTCCCTTGAATTGCGGGATTGTAGAAGAAGCTTGGATAGTTTGGTTGAGTTGCACTGGATTCATGAGATTTGTTATATTCACGGGTTTGCCTAGTGGAGTGTCTGTGGTGGAAGCGCGGCGGCCAGATAGTATGCGCACACACTCTTCAAAGGGTCTGAGATTTATATGGATTCTTACAGATCCTTCCTTGCATGCTAGAAGTGGGAAGGCCTCGGCCAACTTTACCCGCTGGAAGAAGAAGGGCAGTGGAATGAACAGAGTATTTGACTGTGCAGGGAAGGGTCTGGTAGTGGGGGTGGATAGGAGGGTGGATATGGGCTGACGCCCCAGGCCATCGGCTGCAAATCCGAACTGCGCATTGATATCTTGAAAGAGTAAGCTCGCAACATTCAATAGATCTCCATCAACGATTTCAATTGTCTGGTCATTCACCTCAAACGTCGCTCTTTCCAGAATAACCGTGCCCAGAGAATTCGCATAGAACCATGGGTCGGAGTTCACCTCGTACTTCCCAGATTCAAGGCGTAGAATATCTGTTTCTGTTAACCAGTGGCCGAGATCTATCTGCAGAATCGTGCTCAGAAGTAAATCGCCGCAGTTCACAGATTTAAGATCAAAGGTGAAGCGTTGGCCGAAGGCAGTGGGGCCACGGAAAGGAAAATGCTGCACGCTTAGTGTAAAAGGGTCAACACGGCGCTCTTGATTTGGTAACCACCATGTTTTCTCAGATGAGAGGGGGGTGAAGTTATTATCCTGGAAGTCGCGGGGTGCAAGATCAAGCAGCGTAACAATATCGCCACTAGGGCGGCTCAGACCGTATGTTGTATCTTGTATGTGCTCTTGCTGCTCTTTCTCTTGCATCTACCGTTTCCGTTTAATTTCCTGAGAAGAGTTCGGCGCGGCCCTTACCGTCTGTTCTAAATTCGGCCCATCCTTCCACAACCACGAATAGTTCCGTACTAGGAATTGGACCGGGCTGAGCCAGATCAATATATAACGTGGGCTTATCTGCAGTAGTGAAATTTACAGAGCCTGTGATATCTAGTTCCGTAAACTTATTTGTAGGAAGAGATCCAAGGGTCCAGTTCATAGTGCTAATCTCAAGTCCAGAATCATGATCCTCTTTGGCAAAATTCGTAAGGTCCCTCCAGACTGATGGACCACGAGGCAATTCCCTCGTTTGACCCGCTATCAGGAGTGTCACAGTGTTAAAGTATGGTTGCGGCGACTGCGGCGACTTTGATATCTTATAAAGCCGATTCGCATTAACATCTTGCATATTTCTGAAGTACCACATGATGCGGCTCGCAGGATGCCGCCCGTCTAGGCGCCGATTCACGCTGGAACTTCCACCCCCATTAACTCCAGAATAATCAAGCTGATTTTGTGTAAATTTATTCTCAGTCAAGCGACGGAACCGTGTCATTGTAGGAGTATTCTCCAGTTTTAGTTGCACATATACTTGGGTAGTTTCTAACTGTATTTGCAGAGGTGCTATAGAGGTTCTGTCAAGTGTTTTGAATTGTAGTTCTCCTGACTGTAGGGTTTGTATCATTTCTTGCCCCCATGGAATGGGTTTCTGAGTTGCAGATGGATCGGAAGATTCAACTAAATCTTCTAGGCGTCTAAGCTTACATCTAAGCCTATATGAATGCTTGAGGGCGGCCCTTTGAGGAAAGCCATTCTGACACCCTATAAGAGGCAGTTCTAGACGCAGCGTGGGGGGTGCGGCATTTCTGCTGATTTCCAAGGCTGTTCCACCATGATCGCCAGTTTGCTCTGACTGGATGAAGCTATGTCCATATGTGCCAGAAATCTTGGATAGAGCCCATAGAGTATCTCCGCTGAATTCCTGTAAAAGGATGTTATCTTGATAGAAGCTTATGGTCTCAAAGAGGAAATACGCGATCCCTCTTACATAGCCATATGTTATGCCTTGAGAAGAGGCAGAAGCATCTCGTATAATTGATTTTCTTATGTTGGCAGCCTGTGCAAGGGGGAGCCAAGTGGGGAGTTTAATAACTAGGGTGGGATTCTTCATAAGATCGCCGACTATATCAAAATCAAATTCAATGGCGCGGCCGAATTCTACCGATGTCCTGGGAGGAACACGACGAAGCTCCTCTAGGAAGGGGGTCTGTGGCTGATATGCATTATTGAATATGAAATCGCCGCCTTCTTTATAAAAAAATAAATCCTTGTTGCCCCTGGCGACGAGCTCGTATAACGAGCCTTCGGCGGAAGCATTCATCTGATGAGATATCGTTAATTTGTTTATTGTATTCGCGCACAAGCGAAGCAGTTGCGGTTGCTTATCGTCAACGTCTAGATGCAACAACATTCATAATCCCTGTTGAAATAGTTACCATAATAAGTTGAGAGTATGAGATTTGTGTTGCAGATACAATTTGAAGGGCCGCCTGGCAGACCGGACTTCCTGATGTTATCATGCCTTGTAGAAACCCGTAAAATCCACTTGGAACACAGGCCATGTTATATGCCTTGGCCATTCCATAATGAGCGGTGTAAGAGATAATGGCGGAGCCTATCGCCTTGCTGAATGGTGAAGTCAAAGCTGTTGCGAACGACTGCATGGTAACTATTAGATGTGTGGGATTTTTAGACCTCATCGCATTCGCTTTCAGACAATCATCTTTAGTAAAAGAGTGGGGCTTTTATCCTTAAAGACTTCAAGGTGTCCTACGCGCCCATATCGCATAAATTCAATATCTGCTTGAAAAGGCTCACCTTCTAAAATCCAGAAGTCTAAGGCCTTCTTTGTTTCCTTATATCCTATATCTGTTGAAGGTATTCCAGCAGTAATAAGCCGCTTTAATAAGGTCACCACATGAGAGATCCTCGTGAATTTATCCATCTGATTAGAGGCTTCTAGAGCTTTTAGGCCCGTGACCCACAGAAGCTCATAGTAGAAACTGTCGGTACTCCTGTAGTGTACTTAAGATACTGAATTCCCGCATCAAAAGTCATCTTATCTTCAGCAGATGCAAATGTCATTGTGCTTACGTTTGTGATATTATTGACGGTGTTTGCGACAAATGCTGGCCTGGTAACCTTTACTGCAGCCACTTTAGCACTCGCGTTCGTAACCTGGAAGTTTCTACGGATGAGATCACTCGCGTCCATTCTAGGGTTTAAGAATATATTAAAGATAAGTCAAAGAGAAAAGGCAATGTGTGGAATATGGGCGTGGATCTATACAACGCCTAATGACATTCTAAGATCAAAGGTTGAACAGGCGGTTTCTCATATAACTGCACGCGGTCCAGAAGGCACTCGGATTCTTGATTTAAACTCTGCAGTATTCGCATTTACACGTCTTGCGATTAATGGGCTAAATCCTGACGGAATGCAGCCCTTTGTTTCAGAAGAGCTCACGTGGATGTGTAATGGCGAGATATATAATGCAGGCTTGTTAGAGAAGAGCCTCAAATTTGTGTCAAAGGGTTCTGATTGCGAGGTGCTGGGGCCTCTGTGGAAGGCTTGCGCAGGCGATGCTGTGGCATTCTGTCGCGCACTAGACGGAGTATTTGCGGTAGTCCTGCAGGATGGGGATAAATACACTGTTGCACGGGATCCCTATGGTGTTCGCCCCTTGTATTATTCTGATGACAAGTTTCGCGGGATTGTATTTGCCAGTGAGCGGAAGGCGTTAGAGGGATGGATTGGCTCGTATTCAAAGATCTACGAGTTTCCACCAGGGGAGGTGTGGACTATCGGGCCAAAGGGAGTTGAGCAGCGGCAAGTGTATCACACGGTCCCATGGTTGAAGGGTGTGCACACGGATGTTACAGGGATGGAATTAGTTCGCAGCTCATTGACCGCTGCCATTCGTAAGCGCCTCATGACTGAGAGGCCTATCGCAGCCTTGTTAAGTGGAGGCCTTGACTCTTCTCTTATAGCCGCGTGTGTGCAAAAGATGTTGGTGGAAGCGAATGCCCTACCATTGAAGACCTTTAGCATCGGTATGGCGGGTAGCAGCGATTTGAAGTATGCACGTATGGTAGCGGATTGGATTAAGTCCGAGCATACGGAGGTTATTGTGACGGCAGATGAGATGTTTGAGGCCATCCCTTCGGTGATTCGCGACATTGAGTCCTACGATATTACAACAGTCCGTGCATCGGTGGGGAATTGGATGGTGGCCCGTGAAATCCGTCGCCAGACTGACTGCAAGGTTGTGTTCAATGGAGATGGGTCAGATGAGGTATGGGGCTCGTATCTATACTTTTACAAGGCGCCTAATAATTACCAGTTTGAGGCGGATTCTCAGCGGCTTTTGACGGAGATTTGTCGATACGACGTGCTTCGGTCAGATCGTAGCATTAGTTCGCATGGGCTGGAGGCTCGTACACCGTTTTTGGACAAGCAGTTCGTCGCGGCGGCGATGTCACTGCCGACTGAGCTGCGGCGCCCTGGAGGGGGGTTTGTTGAGAAGCATTTGATGCGGCGGGCCTTTGCGGATGCGGGACTTCTACCTCAGGAGGTTCTGTGGAGAAAGAAGGAGGCGTTTTCAGATGGTGTGAGCGGGGCCGAGAAGTCTTGGTTTCAGGAGATTCAAGAGCGTGTTTTGCCGCTCATCCCTATTGATTGGGAAGCGAAGTCTGCTGAGTACGAAGATCCGAAGCCGAAGACGCCCGAGGCATATTATTACCGTAGTATATACGAGTCTATGTACAAGAAGACTGGGGATTACTGGCCCTTTTGGATGCCCAGATGGTCGCCTGAGACGAATGATCCCAGCGCGCGGACTCTAAGTCTTTAGTTCCACCGTTATTTTCTTGGCGGCTTAAATAAAAATTGAATTTGGCTGGGCGGCCTAGACCAAGGTCCCCCCATGGAAAACAGAAAATGTCTAGCTAGATTAACGAACTGGGATAAAACGAGTTGCCGATTAGCTCCGTGTATGACTGCAAGTCGCGTGATGGTGTGTAAAAATGTTCCTTTGGGTAGTTCTCCTTCTCCTCTGTGTCAAAAGTGTATGGAGAGGCCATTGGATGGTAAGTATCAGAGCAGGATGATGCATGGTTTATTGACAGAGCCGATACCTGAGGGGTCCAAGTTGTATGGAGGTCCGTGGTATTGGCTGCAGGTTGATAAGCATGGCGATCCAAAGGATAGCCAATGGGTTGCTTCTGCAATAGAGAGTCAGCGGCTGGCTGAGGAGTGGTGTGGAGCGGGCGCATGGAAGGTTCAAAGGATGAGTGCTAAAGATGTCCAGATGGCGTCTGAAGCTAAAAAGGCTAAACGCACTGCCAATGCGAACGCGAACGCAAAGGCAAAGGCAAAGGCAAAGGCGAATCCTTCACCCACCAAAGAAAAGCTGCACGCTATTTCTACAAAACTCGTATTCAAGGAATCTATAGATCCGCCAGTTATGATGCAAACCGATTCATATACGCTACGTAAAGAAGTATATGGAGATATGGAAGTCTTTATCAGTCAGAATGGGATGGTATTTGAATCCGACGATGGCGAGCCTGGAGAACTTATCGCGAAATATATTGACGGCGAGTTTGTTGACTTAGATTAGAAGAATGCGGCCGTCTTGGTCCCCCGTCGCTTATTATTACATTGGACCTTTGGGGAGAAGTACTGCAAGCACTGCGTTGCCTCATAAATTAGGTCATATTCCAGCGTATTTAAAAAAAAGAAAAGACGCTTTAAATCCTGAGGTGAAGAAGTAAGTGCGTTTAATTGCTTAAAGATTCCTTTCCGCTATTGAATAGGAGGCGGCGGGACTTCTTCTTCTGATAGCTTCTATGGCTTTAGCCATGATTGCTAATAGAAGACGGTCGCGCAGCGACCATTCTTCTGATAGCTCGGCTGCTTCAGCAG